GTCCGGCGTTGTTGATTCGACCGTTTCTATGACTGTCATGCCGGGGATGGGCACGCAGTATACATGCTACGAATTTGAACTGCCGATTGATTATGATGCGGTAAGTCCCCAGTTAGCCGCAAACAACTTGCTGCATATCCGGCTCCGGCGCGTATCGGCAGGCTCTCCTCCGCTGAACGGAGAATTGATCGTTGTCGGGGTGGACATCCAGTTGACGATTGACAAGGCGTATGGTGCATAACGGGATCAGCGGCATCCCGAAATTTTACACAAAGGAGCAATGGTTATGAAGATCGACGTGAACCAGAAAATCAAGACTCTCGAAGGCGGTTTCTTCAAGGACGGTGACGGTGTGACGGACATTACGCTCAAGAAGGTGCTTGTCCGCGCTCTCGTTCTTGCTCATACATCCGATGAAAAGTTGAGCGGCGACGAGAAATTCAACTACTACAAACTTGCTATGAAGATTACGGACGCAGACGGAGAAATTGATGTCACCCCCGAGGAAATCATTATCCTGAAGAAGCGTGTCGGCCTCATGTATGCAACGCAAATGGTCGGCCCCGTTTTCATGATCCTGAACGGATAGCAAGGAGAAAGCAATGGGGGTTCTACAGTTCAAGTCAAACGATCAGATGCTTGAGGACGAGAAGCGGGCCAAAGAGCTTGAAGCCGCGCTTGAAATGCCGGAGGCGTCGATTGACAGTCTGTCGTCTTATCTTGAAGGATGCTGGACCGAGGCACAGACCGAAAAGACCCCCTATGAGGAACAGCTACTCAAGAATCTCCGGCAGATCAACGGTCAATACGAGGCGGAAAAGCTTGAAGCCATCAAGAGGGTAGGCGGTTCCGACGCCTACATGCTCATTACCGACATGAAGTGTCGTACCGCCGAGGCATGGTTGAAGGAAATTCTTTTCGGGTCCGGCAAGCTGCCCTACGACATTGAACCGACCCCCGTTGCCGACCTCCCGAAAGACATTACAACTCAAGTTACAACCGAAATTTTCCAGACGGCGATGGAAACGGCGATGTTTGAAACCTTTGCCACGGGAGGGAAGATCGACCCGAGGGAAACCTACGCGGAAATCATCGACATGATGCCCGATCTTCTTGACATGGCAAGGAAAAACCTTCAGAAGCAGGCGCAGGAAACCGCCGAGAAGATGAAGCTGAAGATGGACGATCAGCTTACCGAAGGCAATTTCCGCCGTGCCCTGACGGATGCCATCCCTGACATTGTCCTTGGGACCGGAATCATCAAAGGACCCCTGACACGCAAGCGGAAGCAGCGCAAGGTTGAGCGCGACCCGAAAACGAAGCGGCTCAAGAAGGTCATAACGGAACAACTTATAGAGGAATTTGAGTGTCGTTCCCCGTTTGATATCTTTCCGGCACCGGGTGCCCTCGATTTCGACGAGGGATACCTGTTCGACCGGATCAAGATGACGCCACGCGACCTGCAAGAACTGATCGGCGTTCCGGGCTACAGGGAAGACGAAATCCGCAAGGTTCTTTCCGAGTACGGAGAGGGAATCATTACGTCGAATTGGACGGATCTGCAAGTAGATCGCGATTTGGAAAGCATCAAGACCGACGAGGAAACGTCCGTCAACACCTCAGTATCGGATTCCGAAAAAATTGATGTCTTGAATTTCTGGGGTGCCGTACAGGGGAAGATGCTCCGCGAGTGGGGCATGTCGGAAAGCGAGGTTCCCGACGAAGAATTCTTCTATGACATCTATGCCTATTACATCAAGGGACATGTGATTTGTGCCCGCCTCAACCCGGGAGGGGAAAAGCCATACTCGAAAGTTTCCTATGTCCGCCGTAAGAACAGTTTTTGGGGAACAGGGCTCCCTGAAACCATCGCCGACATTCAGGCCGTGTGCAACGCCTGTATCCGCGCCATCGTAAACAATATCGGGTTCGCTTCCGGCCCGATGGTCGAGCGCAATGTTGACCGCGTTCCGAAAGAGGCCATCGAAGACGATATCATCTATCCTCTCAAGGTGTGGGATGTCACCGCCGATCAGATGATGTCGTCCGCTCCGGCCCTGAAATTCTATCAGCCGCAGATGGTTGTTGAAAAGATTCTCAGCGTGCTGAACAGATGCCTGCAAATGGCGGACGAGCATTGTGGTATTCCGTCTTACGCGCACGGCGATCCCGCAATCGGCGGTGCCGGCAGGACGGCTTCCGGTCTGCAAATGCTTATGGCCGGCGCATCCAGAGGCATCAAGAATGTTATTTATGACATTGACACCTTTGTGATCGAACCTACCATCGAACGCCTGTATTACAAGAATATCGAGAAATTCGAGTATTACTCTCTGCTTTGCGATTACCGCATTCAGGCAAAGGGCTCCGCGGCTCTGGTTGCGAAGGAACAGAAAGAGGTCAGGCAGCTTGAGTTCTTCAAGGCGATCAATAATCCCATTGACATGCAGATTATCGGCATGGGCGGGCGCAAATACCTGCTGTCTGAAATGGCCGAGCAGATGGGTGTTGACATGTCGAAGCTCGAAAAGGAACAGCAGAAAATGGCCCCTCCCCCGGGGCAGCCTCCTCCGCCTGAAGCGGTAGGTCAACAGGGTCCCGGCGGTCCTCCTCAACCGGCATCGCAGAGACTCGATGCCGCCGGCAACCCGGTTCAGGGACAGGACATGCGTCCAAATTACGGAGGCAACATGAATATGGGGGCGATGTAAATGCGGCAGAAAACAAAGAAAGAAAAACAGGACCTTTACCTGTCGGCTCTCAAGGGGATCATCAACCTGATGAACGACGCTGATTTTGAGGCGTTCGTCGAAATGGTCCGTGAAATGGAGCGAGATGTTGATAGCTCTTACGCCACGGCTATCGGAGAGCAGACGCACAAGATGCAGGGCCGCAAGCAAGCTCTGGCAACGATTTTGGAGATGATCGAGACAGCCCCGGAACTGTTGGCGGACCTAGAGTTAAAACGATCTCAGCGCAAGGAGGAGATAAGAAATGGCGTTTACAGTCACTTCACCTAAGAAGACCTGTGCGGTTACGGAATCCACCGCAATTTTCGACGGTCCGAGCCACGGTGGTCAGGGGTTTTACGTTTATGTCAACTACACAAAGGGAGGTGAATCGGGCCTGAAGATCTCGTTCTTGTCGATGGACAAGGAAGTCGATTCGACAAACTATTTTCAGCACGTCAAGGCCGACGGAAACTATGCGCTGACACCGCTGTACTACACAATTTCCGCTTCTGGTCGGTATCGCATTCCCGTAACCGTGTCACCGTACGAACAGAAGCTCAAGCTTCTTCTTGAAGCATCGGGCGGATCAGCCGGTGGAACAATCGAAGTTGATATCCGCTGCGGTGAATAAATTGTCGCAGAAGGAGAAGGGAAAAACAATGCAATTATGTTCTGAGCACGGAAGTGTTTGCAATAAGGTGTTTGAACATGAAGGGAAGATAGCAAGTGCATCCGAACGCCTTGATAGGGTCGAAGATTCCGTTGAAAAGCTTGTCATTCGCGTTGACAGCGTTGAAGGAGTGCAAAAAGATATGGTCCACAAGCTGGAAGTAGCGGCAGAAGGACTCAGAGCCCTTGCAACGAAGATTGACGATGCTGTCATGTCCGCAAAGAATGACAACGGAAATCCTTCTCCTGTTGTGATCGTTCCGCGTGGTCGTAAAAAGTTTTCCGATCAACTCAATGAAGCGTGGGATCACTTTGCTTCCAACTTTGCCCGGTTCATCATCTACTTCTTTGCCTTTGGAATTGGATGGTCGATCTGGAAAACGATCACGGGCGATTGGAGGACGACCCCGTTCTTCCTCAAGCCGATTGCATTTCTGTGGGGTGGATGATGCGAGAATCCTTTTACCCGTTTACGAAGTTCATGCTCAATGAACTGGAAGGGGGAGGCAGGGTCCATACTGTTCCCGGTGATCCCGGAGGAACGACGAAGTGGGGTTTTGCGCAGAAGTTCAACCCGGATATCGACGTAACAACGCTCACGGAGGAAACCGCCACGCAGCGGGCGCTTGAAAAGTATTGGATTCCAAACGGATGCGATAAGGCCCCGTGGCCCCTCGATGTCATGATCTACGATTGCGCGTTCAATCAGTCGGCGAAATTCGCTCAGGGGATGCACGGTATGCATATCGGTACGGCCGTTATCGCCCGTCTTCTGCGGTACTTCGACAAGTCAAGCCCGAAATTTCGCCCCGGGCTTTACTCCCGGGTTGTTCTGGTGCTGGATTATATCAGGAGAAACGGAGGTGATATTTGATGGGCTCTTTTGCTTCGTTTATTCTCGGTCTTGTTCTCGGAGCGTTTCTTGTCGCCGTTCTTTTGAAGTTCGATTTCAAGGCGGCGTGGGACAAACTGTTCAAGAAAAAGGAGTAGAGCAATGGCAAAGAAGAAAAAGCACCCGGGGTTCAAGAAAGTTCAGGCAGACATCGCCAAGAAGCAGGGGGTTTCCAAGGAAGCGGCCGGTGCGATTCTTGCTTCTTCGACCCGCAAGGCTTCGGCAAAGGCAAAACGGGCAAACCCCAGACTGAAGCGCGTCAAGTAAGATGAACGAAACGGCATTATCCATTATCATGTGGGGAGGTCCGGCGGCGATGCTGGTTCTTGTTCTCGTTGTCGGGGGCATTGCCTCGGCCGTCATTATGTGGCTCAAGTCGAAGGAGTAGATCATGCCCGGACCGAATATCTCAGCGGTAAACGTGGATGTCGGCTCAGTTCTTTCCGGCATCGGGAAACTGGCAAAAGACATCCGTGAGGCCATTACGGGCGAGGCAATCCTCGACCCGGCGAAAAAGGCCGAAATCGAAATGAAGATTTTGGAGATTGAGAATGCCTATCTCTCTGCACAGACGGCGATCAATCAGGCAGAGGCGTCAAACCCAAACCTGTTTGTATCTGGTTGGCGGCCTGCTGCTGGTTGGGTTTGTGTTGTCGGGTTTGGTTATACGTTTCTTCTTTATCCTTTTATTTGTTGGTTTTCAAAAATCAAGGGGTTCGAAGTCCCGCCAGAGATTGATGCAACCCTACTCGCCAATCTCCTGTTTGGTATGCTTGGCCTTGCCGGCATGAGAACCTACGAAGCGAAGGTGGGAGTGAAACGGGCAAAGTGAAATCACAGCCATTCGGCTGAACATAAGCAAGGCCCTCGGGATACGGAAGCCCCGGGGACACCTGAAAGGAGCTTGTTATGAGAAAAGCAAAAGAGGCAGGAGAAAGGGCGAAAAAGATTCAGGAAGAATTGATTCGCCAGAAGAATGAGGCCGCAACACCCTCGGACGTTCCCGAACCGGAAGCGGAAATTGCTTCCCCGGAGGAACCCGAAACGGTGGCGCAACCGGTTGAAACCCCTGCGCAGCCGGTGCCTGTCCCGCCCGTGGAAGAATCGGTGGAGACATGGAAGCAGCGATACCTCACGCTTCAAGGAAAGTTCAACGCTGAAGTTCCTGTGTTGACTGCCAAAAATGCAGCACTCGAAGCGCAGCTTGCGAAGGCCCTCATGGACATCGAGAACATGCAAGCAACCCTTGCGGCCATGACACCTCCTTCGGCACCTGCGAGCGCCCCGGCGGCAGACTCGCCAGAACTGAAGATCTTGCAGGAGCAGTATCCTGAAATTTATCATGGTGTTAAGGCGCTTCTCGATTCCACGGTCGAAAAAACCGTCGGGTCTTTCAAGCCTCAGATCGAGAATGATGTTCGGCAGATCAAGCAGGATATCGGAGCAAACAAAAAAGCGGACTTTTTCGACTATCTTGACAAGAAGGTGCCCGACTGGGAACAGATCAACGTGCGCCCTGAGTGGCTTGCGTGGCTGAACGAGGTCGAGCCTTTGGTCGGACAGACGCGAAGGGTCCTTCTTAAGTCAGCATACGATGCCCTTGACGCGAAGCGGGCCGCCGGATTCTTCCTGAAGTTCAAGGAACAGGCCCCAAGCTCAACCCTTCCGGGCGGACAGCAGAAAGCGGATGAGGCATCGGCGAATATGGATATTCACCCCGCATCAGGCCGCAGCGGCGCACCGCCGAAGCAGCAGAAACCATCGGGTGAATTCATCTCTCGTAAATACATTGCCGATTTTTACCGCGACAAAACCCGTGGAAAGTACAGCCCGGAGGAAGCGGCGGCAATCGAGCGACGAATCAATCTTGCGGTTTCTCGGGGTGAAGTGCGATAAACACTTCAACCGCATAAAGGAGAAACATCATGAGCGTTGGAAGGGCAGCAGGACATCCCGACTACACGTCCGCCGGAACGAGCAAGTTTATTCCCGAAATTTGGTCGGGCAAGCTTCTCGACAAGTTCTACACGGCGACCGTCTACTCGGAGATCGCAAATACCGACTACGAAGGGGAGATCAAGAAGGTTGGTGACAAGGTCATCATCCGCACGGTTCCCACGATCACGATCAAGGATTATGTCAAAGGCCAGAAGCTCACTTATGAGAATCCCGAATCCGCCGCCGTCGATCTGACCATTGATTACGGCAAGTATTTCGGGTTCGAGTGCGACGACATCGACGCCTACCAGAGCGACATTGCTCTGATGGACAAGTGGTCCGATGACGCCGGCATGCAGATGAAGATCGCTATCGACTATCACGTCTGGTCAACGATCTACAACTCCGCCAGTTCCTACAACAAGGGGACGACCGCCGGCTATCGTTCCGGTAGCTTCAACCTCGGAACGTCCGGCTCGCCGGTCCAACTCACGAAGGCAAACATCATCGACTATATCGTTGATTGCGGCACCGTCCTCGATGAGTACGACGTTCCGGCAACCGACCGCTGGATGGTGATTCCCGCGTGGATCGCAAACCTTCTCAAGAAGTCCGATCTGAAGGATGCTTCGATGACCGGTGACGGGCAGAGCGTTCTTCGTAACGGGCGTCTTGGCATGATCGACCGTTTCACCCTGTACCTGTCCAATCAGGTCTACTCGGTGACGGATACGGTTCTGTGCTATTACGTCCAGTTCGGTCACAAGAAGGCCCTGACCTTTGCGTCGCAGATCACGAAGACGGAACAGCTTCGGTCTTCGGATACCTTCGCGGACATCGTGCGCGGCCTGAACGTCTACGGCTTCGAGGTCCTTCAGCCCACTCTGATGGGAACCCTCTACTGCCGCAAGTAATTCCTGCTTGCTAATGGAATAAACCTGAAAAGGAGAAATGAAATATGGGCGCAACGACTTATGATCTTACGAGCGGGCTTGATGGGAAACAGTCCAACGTTGCCCGTGCGGCGCTGGATGTTCCCGGGACCGTTCTGATGAAGTTCCGCCTGTCGATTCCTGAATGGATCGCAAAGAAGGGAGTGGCCGCTTTTGATGGGTCAAGCTCCGACGTTCTTCAGGTTCTTGACATTCCGGCCGGCACGTTCATTCATGCCGTCTGGACGAAGATGGTCACCCCTGAAGGTGCGACCTGTGCCGGGACGTGGGGCGACGGTTCGCAGACCGCCGGTTTCGTGGCAACGCAGGATTTCAATGCTGCTGCCGGAACCTATGCCGGCCCTGCCGGAAGCGAAGCCTATGCGGCCTATGGCGGGAAGTTCTACGCTTCTGCCGATACCCTCGATCTTGTTCTCGCGACCGAGGCAACCATTACCACGTTCGTCTGTGATGTTTTCGTGCTGGCTACGTTCTCTGCGTAGCCTCTAAACCCGGGGACGGGGGTCCTTGGAATCGTCCTTGGCCCCCTCCCCTTAAATCTCTACCCCTCAAGAGCGGACTCTAGGCGGAGGGGAAAGGACAAAACATGAGCAGAGAAGACTTCATTGTAGGACAGATTCGTGCTGCGGGCATTTCGACGGT